TCGGTTTTTGAGTTTTTTGGAACAGTTGTAAGTTTTCCACTTGTTATAGTTATATCTGTATCCCAACCAGGGAATGCAGAAAGCCATAACTTATCGGTCCAGAAGGATCGACAGTGGGCACTCATACCTTTTTCAAATTGGTATTTATCGTAGCGATGGCTCATCTTACTATTTAATAGCGTAGATGCACCAGGGCCCCAGTTTACATATTTCAGAAACTGCGAAGGGCTGAATTGTCCTAGAATAGTTGAAATTTTCCGAGCAGCGAAGAAAATCGCCTTTTCGCCCATACTATATGGGTCAATATTCAGTGAATACAAACGATTATAAGTTTGTTCACATTGGAGTTCAGATTTTCTAAATTTATCGATAGCTACTTCTTTAAGGTTAATACCTGTATTAAGAAAGTTGGCTTTTGACAAAAACTCAGTTGCAAGGTAATCGTCCCGAGCTTGATGTGGCTTCCTGATATAGAAGTCACAATCAAAATTAGGCTCAAGATTAACTAGTTGCACATGCTCACCATACTTATACATTAAGTAGACGGCAAGCGACCGAGGAGAATTAATACCTTCTAGGAAACGAAGAATAAAGTCATCAGTGATGACGTCACCGTGCGAAGGGAGTAATTTTAAATTACCCAGTTTAGCCTTAGGCATAAACAATTCCTTTTAAAAGAGAATTAGAGATTAATAAACCTGTTCTAAATTTACAGCTAATGCTGTAAAGACGCTACTGCTAACTAGTGAAACTAATTGATTCTTTAGTTCCAATCGTTGAGCAGAAGTAGAACGATCAGGTAAAATAACTTCAACATTAGCAGTTAAATCATATGCTTTTGTTGGAGCAGGCTCGAATCCATTAACAGATCCAGCAGCTACCTCTAATACTGGAATTTTAATACGGAAGACCGTCTTGTAATTCCCACCTGCATTAGCAGGCTCGCGGAGTGACCCGGTGATTGTAGGAAAACCAACTGGAATTCCACCAGAACGTTCTTTCCATGTGGAAAGATTTCCGTCGGAGCTCGTTGGTTCATACGTTTTGCTAGTACTTGTACCAGCAATGGTTAAGGATGCTAATTGCATGATCTTACCTATCTTTTGTTAGAGGTGAAAAGTCCAATCATGAGAGATAGAGCCGATGTAGCGTGTGATGCGCTAACCGGATTCTTGAAACTCGGAAAGATTGGTTTGGGAGGATAATAGGAAATTGATCTCCGAAAATCCTTCTGGATAACACTACTTTTAGCAAATCCAGATATTCTTGAACCGTAGACATTATAAATGCCACTTCCGTAAAAATTATTTACGAGAGACGATTCAAATTTTGTTGCTACAACCGTATGCCGGAATTTTATTCCAAGCATCGAATCCAGAGATGACAAATAACTATTCAGTGGTAAGAACCAATCTACTACGAAACTAAATGGAAGAACATCCCATGCTAATAAAGCTGGGTTTGTTAAGCCAATTTGTGCCGCAGACGTTGTTAAACTACTGATAGCATGATCATCCAGGCTGCAAAACATAGTTTCGCGAACGCGAAGCCTATGAAATGCGGTAACGCTCCGATTAATGTTGCCGTAATGAAAGCCCTTATCATATTGATTTGTGCTTTTTACTATTTCGCCTTGGCCAATAACCTTTGTAGGTCGTCGAGGGAAAGTCTTCCAAAGATCCATGCCTGCATAGATATCCGATAACATCGGAGACCATGCATATTGGAGTTGGAGACACTCATTAGCCATCGTCTGATACCAATGTTTATCGGAATCAGACTTAAACTTTTTGGCTTCCCGTATTGATGCGGAACCACCAAAAAGTGTACGACGAGCGCCAGCTAAATTACCTTTTCTAAGGTTATTTATTGTATCGAAGAACCTTTTAGCTGTATCAGCTATAAATTCAACGGTCTGGGTTCGCGTACCGAAAGCAACACTAAGATCTATCTTCATATCCTTTACTTTTTCAAGTAGTTTTGCATTACATTTTTCATGCAAACGGTTCCATTCTGTGTCGTAGTCAAATATTTCAAGACTACTAAGTTCAGGACAGTTCCAGATACCTTGGTCGATTAGACCAGAAGTAACATAAGGATATGTCGGGATATCTATTCCATATGCTTCTTTATGCTGTCTTATTACTTCAGGACTCCAAATGACGGTAAAACCGCCTTTGAGGTAATCAGTAATAATTGAACGATTAAAGTAAGGCAATGGATCAACGCCCTTTGTGGCTTTGATTTTCCGATATGATAGAGTTTTCACCCCTTCTCTATAGTATATTTCCCTTTTTAAAGGTCTAATACTCTGAGAATAAATACCAAAACCTGAGTAATGGTTTTGATAAGTAGTTGAGGTGCCGGTCGTAATACGGTCGACATTCTGTAATATAGACATAAGTCCTCTACGGAGGGCCAAGTCAGGTACAAAACGTACATCGCATCAGCGATAAACAAAACGGGCCCAAAGGTTCG